TCTATTTCATCCCCTACATTGACATTATCAATAGGATTTTTTGGAAATATTGTTAAAGTTTTACTTAATACATCGTAAAGTGCAAATGTTATCAGTGTCTCGAACCCATAGATGTAATTTCCATTTTGAGACCATGAATTATTGATAGTGATTCCTGCTTCGAGTAATAATTCCCCAGAAGAAGTCTTTAATTCAATAGTTTCATAATGATGAATTCCACCATAAAGATTTTCATAAGATCCATATCTTTCTAATAACATTCTATCAAACGCAGTCTGTGGTAATGGCCACTCCGTTTGAATGTTTAAAATATTATTTGAAAGAAGTATCACCCAATCAAGAGTTTCATCGCCATAAATTTTGTAAGCTACATTATCTGGCCTTTCGTCTCCGATAATTTTGTATTTGGTGAAGTATTGTAGATCACCAAATATATCTTCACGGAGTTTTCCTCTTTTGAATAAATTTTTTACTGTGATATAGTCTGATATTTTTGCGTCAGGTAAACGACTCACATAATCAAAATCTGGTATACCTCTAAAATAAGATGCCATTTTTAGTAACCTATTTGATCGTCTGCAATTGGATTTTGTTCATCATTATAGTCGTTCCAATATACTGGTTCTAGTTCTGTAAACGCCATTGTTAAATCGTATGACGACATAGTACCAGCGGTATCATTATATGTCATATATGTACCAGATGGAGTATAATTAACACCAAAACTTCTTAGAGCGCAAGTTTTAAATAAATTCAATGATTTATGTGTCTTATTATCCTCTGTATTTTTTATATCTTTTCCTCTAATATATTTTATGTTGAATATATCTGGAGTTTCCAGAAATAAATTTCCGACAGATTTCTGGGCTGCCATATGTTCCTTGAATTTTCTTATTATTCTTCTTACTATTGTACCTTCTTTTTCAGTTCTAGGAGTAAGTTTAAAATTAAAGGTGAAATTTCTCAGGTCTGGTGATTCAAACAATAAATTTAAATTTGGGTTTGTTATTGCTCCTCCAGTTCTAGATAGTAAATTAGTATTTGAATTTACTGCCATTTTTGCTATGTAATTCTGAACCGCAGACACTACTGCTGGGCTTACTGGTTCTCCTTTTGCTCCTTTTATAGTCTCAGCAAATTTTTCTGCCATATTAGTCATGTAATCAGTTCCAGTTGAATTCATTGCACCAAGAGCAATATTTGCTCCCATCATTTCCAATATTCCCATTTTAGAATCATTCCAAGTAACTGTGTTTGTATCATTTATAGTAGGTTGAATTGGAAGAACTATTGTCCCAATAGGATTTGTGTATGAACTTCTTTGTTCAAATAATAAATTGTTGTCTGATAATTTTTGTGAAATGTATTGAAATATTTCAAATTTAATATAATCTTGGCCATTTTCGGTAATTTTTTCTGGGTATATTAATGGCCCAAATGTTTTTAATCCCGACTTTGCAGAATTAATTTGTTCTGGTAATGAGACCAATGTTATATCTGTTGGAGTTTCGTCTTCTGTTGCTGGAATAGTTGTTCCACCTGAAGTAACATTTGGTGCTGGAGGCGCAGTATTTGCTACTCTAGGCATACCAGGAAAAAGATTATTAATTTGATCTTGGGTAAAATTTTTATTTACATATGCTGCTCTTTGATTGTTTGCTTGACTACCTACTTCTATACTTAAAAATCTTTTATCAGTGTCCGATAATTTATCATATTCTGTTTTGTAGGAATCAACGACAGAAATAGTATATCCTGGCTTTCCATTACTATCTAATGTGGGTTCACTTTTAAATAGTGCATCTTTTTGTCCAATGTTTGTGATGTCGTATGTAATATAAGAACCTGTTTTTTTATTTACATCAGTTTGATATCTTTTTATAATTCCATTACCAGGAGACATTTGATATTGTAGAGTCTGAATGTCCGCCATCAGAAATCCCTCCACATAAGGGATAATACCATCTCAATTTTTCGTAGAGTATGAGACATTTATATTAGTTTTATATTTATTTATCTCTTTGGGATGAACACTGGATAAAATGTTGGAACACTCATCACATATTCCAATTCTTCTTGTTTGATTCTGTAAAACAATGATTGTATTGAAGAATAGTTATAAGTTCGTATTGGACTTTCTACATACTCTGGTCTTCTTTGCCAATGATAATTTACTCCTCTATAATAAAAAGATCCTTTTGATGTGATTAAACTCACAGGGTGAACATCGTACCATTGGTTTTCAGTTTTTGCTATGTACTTAAATGTGTATATTTTCCCTACTTCTACACTTTCTTCCGTTCTTCCCATTCGAGAAAGAATATCAATAAGAGCATTAAAATAAAAATTGGGTGATCTTCCCTTAGGGAGATTATCTACTAATGTTTTAAATGTATAAAATTCTTCTTTTCTTTTGTCTAATTGCTTTTTTCTTTTATCTAATTGCTCATAGATATAAGTTTTTCCACCTTCTTTTTTTAATTTATTCGTTTCGAAAATGATTTCTTGTTCTTCTCTTTCTAGTTTTCTTTCAATCGATTTCCCTAAAGTCGAGAACCAAGTTCTCACCGTACCAAATATTTTCCACATTCTTCTTGCTTGATTACTTAATGGTTTGAACATTATTTTATCCCTAATTCCTGTTCTGTGATAATTCTGAATATGATCCCATTTTCTTTACAAAATTTTTCTGCCGCTTCCCACTTAGCTTGATTGACTTGATATGTTGCCATTTCATTCAACCAAGTTTTTGTTTTCTTTTTTGGTGTAGGATTTGGTGGAATAGTTTGTCTTTTTGGTTTTATTTCTATTAGATATTTTTTTATCTCTCCATTTGATTCTTTTATTTTTATGAATAGGTCTGGGAAGTAACGATGTATTCTTCCTGTCATTGGATTTCTATATGGTACCCATCCTTCTTCCGATCCCCATGACACTATACTTTCAGTTAAATCGCACCATTTAAATGCTCTTAACTCATAAGAAGAACGATATACAATTTGTTTTGCGTTGCCAGCATATTTTTCTGGATGTATAGGAGAATAAAACCCTTGTATATAATTCTTAGACACGCTATAAATAGTCAATAAATATTAAAAATATTTATAGATGGCTGAAAAATATACCTCTGCATTTTCTACGCCACAATCAATGTCCACAATAAAGTCAAAGTTGCTAAAGCCAGCTTTGACTTCTCATTTTTCTTGTGAATTTTTTGCACCTCCTGTAGTATCTGGGAAATGGTTTAGAGACAAGAGAATAGCATTTAATGAAGGACAAAAGAATTTTGATAATTCCTTGATATCTTTATCTTGTTGTGATGCTACATTACCAGGATCAACTTTTTATACTCATGATGTGATGGACTACACTGGAGTTACAGAAAAAATTCCATATAGAAGAGTGTATGATGATCGTGCTGACTTTACTTTTTATGTGGATGTCAATTACGAAATTATAAAATATTTTGAATTTTGGATGCAATATATTGCTAATGAACAGTATACTAATGATTTTAACAATAGAAAGTTGACTCAATCTGAGTATTCGTATAGAGTCAACTATCCAGATGGAAGTGGAGAATCTAATACAACTGAAGCTGGATATAGAACACAAATTTATATAACAAAATTTGAGAGAAGTTACGGGAAAATAAGTGGAGAACAATCTCCTGTAAGTCAATCACTTACCTATAGATATATTGATGCATATCCAACTGCAATAATGTCTATGCCAGTTAGTTATGAGTCATCTCAACTATTGAAATGTACTGTTTCGTTTGCGTATACAAGATATATTTTATTGGGAAGTAAATTGAATGAAATCGATGCTCCCAATCCAGAACCACAAAATCCTACACCAAAATTTGGCCCAGCATTTGATACAAATCAACAATTTTTCGATGAGCTAAACAGAAGATAAGTTACACAAATAAATAATCAAACGAATTTAATATTATTAATATAATATGCCTTTACCTAAAATTGTTGCACCAACTTTTGAGTTGGATTTACCATCAACTGGACAAACAATTAAATATAGACCTTTTCTTGTGAAAGAAGAAAAACTTCTTTTGCTTGCATTAGAATCAGAGGATACAAAACAAATTACAACTGCAATTAAAACAGTAATTAAAAATTGCATTGAAACAAGAGGAATTAAAGTAGAAACTCTACCTACATTTGACATTGAATATTTGTTCTTAAATATTCGTGCAAAATCAGTTGGAGAAGAAGTTGAGCTTTCGATAATCTGTCCAGATGACGGAGAGACTTCTGTTCCTGTGAAGATTAATATAGATGATATTAATGTAGAAAAAAATAAAGACCATACAAACAAAATTAAAGTTGATGATTCAATTATGATGGAAATGAAATATCCATCACTAGAGCAATTCATCAAAAATAATTTTGATTTTTCAAATGAAAATGCAACTGAACAATCATTTGAGATGATTGCTGATTGTGTAGATAAAATTTATACTGAAGAAGAGGTTTGGTCTTCTTCTGATGTAACTAAAAAAGAAATCACAGAATTCTTGGATCAGATGAATTCATCCCAGTTCAAAGAGATCGAGAAGTTCTTTGAAACTATGCCAAAATTGTCTCACACAATTAAGGTTAAGAACCCAAATACAAAGGTAGAATCTGAAGTTGTTCTTGAAGGGTTATCTAGTTTTTTCGCATAGGAATGTGCCACATGGATCTTGAAAATTACTTCAAGTTGAATTTTGCCTTGATGCAATATCATAAATATTCATTAACTGAGATTGAAACTC